AAAGAAAAGGCCGTAAAGTAAAAACCGCCTTTTTGTCAGGGGTATTGGGGCGGGCTTTGTTTTTCATCGCCCGCCCTTTTTATCAGGATATTAAATGCCAAACGCGCCTATACCCGTTCGAATAGTTAATAGCTTGACAACCCTCAACGAGGTTGGCCGCGTTGTCGATGTATTGCCTGTTCGTGCGACAACCGATTTAGTTGCGGTCAATGAGGTTGGCAGACCGATTGACGTTCCTTTAGCTACCATCGAGGCGGGGCTTATCTCGACGAATGAAGTCGGTGGCGCGGTATCTGTTACGCCCGTTCGCATTGTAACCGATCCGTTTGTTCCGGATGCGGCGGGCCGTCTTGTTTTTGCGCAGCCATTGCGGGGGCTTGTTGTTGGCAATCCGCCGGTCAACACCGTGCTTCCCGTAATTTCGCAGACGGGTTCGGTGCTATCGGTAACGACCGGCACATGGACGGGCACTGCGCCGATAACCTATGCCTATCAATGGAGCCGGAACGGAACGCCTATTAGCGGCGCGACGGCTTCAACTTACACCATCCCGGACGCTGACTTGAACGCCTTATTTGGCTGTATTGTCACCGCGACAAATTCTGCGGGCAATGCCAGCGCGGCGGCGGCGCTTCTTTATGTTGGCGTGATGGATGTATTGTCCGTGCAGCCAGCGGTCAATTATGAGTTGCGCCGTGAAAGCCGCAGCTACACTGGCAACGCAATGCGGGTGCGCCGGTCAAGTGACAATGCCGAAGCAAACATCGGTTTTACGGCAAACGGTGATTTAGACACAACGGCGTTACTGGCGCACGTCGGATCGCAGAACCTGCTGCTGCGATCCCAGGAGTTTGAAAACGGGGTGTGGGAGGGGTTGGCAGGGTCAGCCGAAACCATTGCCGCGAACTCGGAAATAGCCCCCGATGGCACACTGACCGCAGAGAGATGCACAGTGCTGTCATCAACGTCCGGCAGGTATCAAACAATCACGCTCGCTGCGGCGGGGCAGGTCACATGCTCGGTCTTTATCAAAGCCGGTTCAACTGGCACTTGGGCGCGTATCGGGTTTTTTGATACGGCAGTCGTCACCAACCAAGCCCGCTGCTGGGTGAATATGCTAACCGGCGCGATTGGCACTGTTTCGACAATAGGCTCTGGATGGAGTGGTGCAACTGCAAGTTCAACGCCTGTTGGCAATGGTTGGTATCGTATATCGCTCACCGCGACGTCAACGGTTACGGCAATATCTGTGATAAATACAGCCGCCGATGCGGATAATAGCACAAACAGAACTATCGGGCAAAACCGCATTATCTGGGGCGCGCAACTGAATACGGGTGCGACCGCACAGCCGTATTACGCAACAACGAACGTAGTCCGCACAGGCGACGGGTTTATAACCATTTTGCATGACAAAAGCGGCAACGGGCGCAATGCCACGCAAACGACGCCAGCTAATCAGCCGCAAATTGTCAGCAATGGGGCAATCATCACACAGGGCGGGCGGCCCGCGCTGCGTTTTGATGGCGTAAATGATTATTTAGCTGCCGCTTCTCCGCTTATTGGCACAACGCACAGTTTGTTTATTCTGTTCACACCGACGATTGAAAATGAATTTGGGACTGTTTTTGGGCAGTGGTCTTCGGGGCAAAATGGCCGTTTTTACGTTATTGCAAACCAAGAATCGGCTGGGCCTATTTCGGCTGGGCGCTTAAACGTAGCCAACACTACAGCAACGGGAGGCAATGGAACCAACGGTGCAGCCGCAGATGTTGCTATTTCAAATACACTCACTTTGATCACATCTATATCAACCACCGGAAGCGAGCAGTGGAAACTGTTTAAGAACGGCGCGGAATGGGATAGCGCAACAATTACGTCCGTCTTTACGGGGGTCAATAGCGCGATAGGTTCGTTGAATGGACTTGGATCATCGTTACCATTTGACGGCACTTTTTCAGGATTGACTTCGTTCCCCTCCGTCCTTTCCACCGACCGCCAACTTATCGAGCGCAACCGTGGCGCTTATTACGGCATACCAGTATCATAGGAGGTCCAGATGAAAATCATCCAATTTATTCTGCTTCACGCAGAGACCGCAGAAGAGCTAAAACAGCGCATTCTGCATCAAGCAAACATATGGGCAGGTTTCAACTATCTGCGCGAAGATGACCCAGACTATTCGACCAACCCGTTCGACATGGACGAATGGCACGCGCATCTTGAAACGCCCGGACTGTGGTGGGCGGATTATGGGAAAATATATGCACATCTTGGCGACCGTGGCCGCGAGATTGCGGACCAGATGTTCGGCACTGACAGCCAGTTGCAAGGCATCTTACTTAATGCGCCATTGTCGCTTGATTATCCCGATTCCCACCTTCAAATTGTCGAGGTGGACGATCCTGTGGCTGCGGGATATCTGCCTGCGCCGGTCGAAGATGTTGAACCATGAAGGTTGCGCTTTACAAGGGCAAGCGCGGCGGTTTCGCTGGTGCGTTTGACGCGGCGGTCCGGTGGTGGACGCGGGGAGCCTACAGCCATGTTGAGCTGGTTTTTAGCGACGGCATTTCGGCGTCGGCATCTGCACGCGACGGCGGGGTGCGTTTTAAGGATATTGAATATCATCCTGACCGCTGGGACATTATCGAGATTGAAGCGGACGAGGAATATGCGCGGGCATTTTTCGAAAAACGCGTTGGTCTAGGATATGACTATTTCGGCCTGTTTGGTTTTGTCTGGCGTCCGGGCATAGGCAAGTCGCGCCGTTGGTTTTGTAGTGAGGCGGTTGCTGCGGCGCTTAAATTTGAAGAGCCGTGGCGGTTTTGCCCGAATACTTTGGCGGCGGTAATCCGCTCCATTGTAAGACAATAGCGTCAAGATATGTCGGCACTTAGCACCAAGCTTAAAGTTACCTTCCCCGCTTTCGCAGCGGTTGATGACGCAACCATTGAATACTGGCTGGATGAAGCGGCTATCGTTGCAAATTGGGATAACGACCATGCACAGATGTTGCTAGCCTGTCATTATATGGCAATCAATGGCCTTGGCACGAATCCAGTTGCTACCGGCTTGACAAAACTTAAATCAGGCACGGTTGATATGACTTTTAGCGAGACGCAGGCCAATGCAATCGGCTTTGCACAGACTATTTACGGACAACAGTTTTACATATTACTGCGCCGTCGCCATGCTGGGCCGCGAGTGGTGCGCCTGTGATTAACGTCGCTGCAAAGTTTGCAACTGTCGCGCAATCGGTATCGGCGATGTTTGGCGGGCCGTATTATGACGCGATAATCCGCAGCAAGGGCCAGCCTGTTTATGATGACGGCGGGTCAATCATAACGCCGGGAACCCCGATTAGCCGTGTCTGCCAAGCGCAGGTCGATGTCGCAACGCAAGATATGCGTAATGAAGTCGGCTTTACCGATGGCGACGTCCGTATATTGGTATTAGCCGATACGCTAGACGGGGGCGTAAGTCTTGATGACGATATTGAATTGTTGGGCGGGGCGCATATCGGGACTTGGCAGATTCAATCTATAGCCGTTGACCCGTTTGGTATTTATTATGAATTGCGCGGTCGCCGCGCTTAAAAGGAGATTTCAAAATGGTGATGGCATCAATAGATTTGATAATGCAAGCAACGCAATCGCGCTCACAGGATTTAGGCGATGCGGTCGTTAAGTTGAACGTATCGGATTCCATCCAGCTTACGCCCGGCAACGGCGCTTTGGGCCTTGCGGACGTTCTGTATAAGGACACCCGGACACTTGCCGCATCTGCCTCTGAAAACTTGGACCTGTCTGGTTCGCTTTTGGACGCATTCGGCGCTGCGATTGCGCCTGCGGAAATCGTTTTGATTTACGTCAAGGCCGCTGCCGGCAACACAAATAACGTGGTGATTGGCAACGTAACCCATGCGTTCCCCGGCCCCTTGGGTGCAACTGGCACTTATACAGTAACGCCGGGAGAATATTATCTTGCGACCTCACGCGCTGGCTGGCCTGTTGTCAATTCAACGGGCGACTTGCTGAAAATTGCAAACAGTGGCTCTGGCACGGCTGTGACTTATGATATTGTTGTTATCGGGCGCAGTGTGGCGGGTTAATGGCAATACGCGGCGCTAGGGCGCATATAAACCGACTGAAGGCATTGGATGGCCCGCTAGTGGCCCTTCACGTCGGTCGCGCCCTATTTGCCGCTGGGCAGTTAATAGAAAACGAGGCGGCGCTGTCAATCACCCGTGGGGCAGTGTCTGGTAAGAATCACGTCCCATCAAAGCCCGGTGAAGCACCGAACGCCGATACGCACAGACTTGACCGCTCTATAGAGACAACGCAAATAACGCCGTTAAAGGTCAAGGTAACAGCAAATAGCGGTTACGCGGTGCCATTGGAATTTGACCACAGCGGCAATCTAAATGGGGAGCGGCCATTCATGCGCCCAGCGCGGGATAAGAAAAAGAAGCCAGCGCGGACGTTGGTTGTAAAAGGATTAAACGCGGCGCTTAGGAAATCTCGATCAAAATAGGAAATTGATATGGCAAAGTTTGCAAAAGAATACACCTTCCGCACACCATTGCGGACAATCGAATTTAAGGCTGGCAACGAAACTGTTGATGCCGAAGTTATTGAAGCCGCCACAAAAGCGGGCGCTCTTGTAGAGGAACAAGCCGATGATAAGCCTACAGCGAGAGGCCCGAAGGGCGGCACTCTCCATATTAAAGTCTAATGCTGCTTTAACCGCAATCGTTCCGGCGGCGCGGATATATAGCCAGCGCGTTCCTGCAATTCCTACATGGCCCTTTATCAAGCAAGGGCCGACGCAAAGCCTACCCGTGCGTGCATCATGTATACGCGGGGCGATAGTGTCGTTCAGCATCCATGCCTTTGCCAAGCCGCGTCTTAACGGCGGGGTTGAGGTCGAAACGGCAGAGGATTATGCTTCACGTATTGGCGCGGCTATTGAGGAAGCACTTGATAACAACCGCGCAGATTTTCCGGGCGGCACAATCCGTTTTCGGCTGAACGAAATGCAGCTATTGCAGGATGCGGGGGAGGCTGACAGTTTCCATTATTTTGCCGTTGTCAGTGCCCGGGTTATTGCTTGACCAACAGAATCGCCCTTGCGCTTATCAAGCAAATGGTGGCCGTAGGTCAACTGGACGCTGACGATATTGCGGATATGTGCGATGATTTACCAGAGCGCGATAAGAACGCCGTCATGTCCGCTTGGGTTGAAGGCGTGGCTGGGCCGCAAGAGGCATTTAAGCCGACGTTGCGAATTGTTGATTAGGGATAAATTCGCGGCATTATGTATCAGTTACAGGAAACGCTTCAATGAGTGACATTAATAATCGCATTTTAAGGGAAAGCCCCCCAATAACAGTAGAAGCTATTTTAGAGCCTTCGCAGCCCATAAAGATGCCCTGCCAAAAATCTCTTCAACTCGATCATGAATGTGACACTCCACCTTTTCTAAGTCGCTTACATCTATTATGCCTTTTGAGACAGTTGCGCGCGGCCCGATTATGGCGCTACCTGTCCCCAAAATCCTTTACTAACAATCCGCGTCAATGAATACGCAGCTATCGACGCGTATTGGCAAGGGTGTCTTACGGCATGACGGCAAGCCAATTAGGCGGTCTATTGCTCGATAGGCGTCATGATTAGCGGATTAAATTCGTTGAAATCCACGACCGCGCGCTCCCCCGATGCCAAATAAACTCCTAGCATCCTGCGGTAACCATCGCCTATGGCCATTGTTTTTAAATCGACTAATGAAAATTCATGCTTGCAATTTGGGCAGTAAGGAAAGGCGGGTTTTGTCATGTCGAGCGTCAACTATGTAAATGGAGTAGGGCTTTTCACAACAAATGATGGCACAAAAGCTACTCTAGTTTACCGCCTTATGGTGGTTACAACGCTAGGTGGCAGTGACGCTGATTGAAGGTAGGCCGGTGCGGTGGGCTTTAGAGCGGCGGTAAAGGCTAAATAGAAAAGGTGACTATCTATGACTATGCAAATAGGTAAATTGTCGTGGGATTTGTCCCCAATGATGGCGTCGATAGAATCTCTATCGGCGTTTATTGCTGCGGTTGAACCTCTTGCTAATCTTGTTGAGTTCATCGACTGCGATTTGGCGGCCCGCAGCGACAATCGTGTCATACTGCGCGACAATATTGGCGATTTGCTCTTTGGTGAATTGGTCGCTTGTGCCGCAATTGGGGCAAGTAAAAACAAGTGTCTCCAAATCCAGCCCCCCCGATAGGCACGTTGAACTTTGTGCCGCACTGGCAAGTAACAGGGATTATTGCACCGTTAGGGTCCGTCATGGTTGGCCTATCTTAGTTTTAGATTACGCCAAGTTAGCACGTTCAGTAGAAGAGTCGAGTCAAGCGGCCCGTTGCCAATAACCCGCCCACTAACGGCTAACGCCACCGGACATAAGCGCAGCGCCAACCATTGCAGCCTGATTACCGTTATCAACGCGGCGATGATCTTCGCGCCATGCGGCTTCCCCTGCATACGCTGCGATATACTTGCCAGCGATATGGTGGTGAGTGCCAATTTCCATACGGCGTAGGCGGCTAAAATAGCTTTCTGCCTGATTTGTGCAAACGCCCTTGTCCATGAAGCGTTCGCTATGGTTGACACGGTGAAGATCAATCGGGGGGCTTTTCCAGCATGGTTTTTGATTGCAGCAATGGAATCTATCGGAGCATCTTCGCTGCGATTATCGGACTAGCTTTAGTAGGGTCTGGAAAGCCAACACAACCATCCGCTAAGGCAGAACAGCAAGAAGCCAATGGCTATGTAGGCCAATCCTCGCCCTCGATGGCGACGAGTAAATCCGAAACCATCGAACAAATCAATTCCGCGAAAAAGCATCAACCATGCGGCAATGGTCAATATACCAGCGATGACGATATTTGCGCTCAATGGAAGGCTGCGGACGCGGCCCGTGGCGCAGCTAATTGGGCATGGTGGCAACTGGGCATTAGCGCCGCTGGCTTGTCGGGGCTAATAGCCCAAGTAAAAACAGCACTGGCAATACCCGCGCCGCAAAAGGCAATCAAAAAGCCGGGCACAATGAGAATATCACGGCGGGTGTCAGCCGCATAGGCAGCGAACTTGAAGCCCAGAAGCGCAATGGCGATTCCTACGAGAAAGAGCGGAACGAGCGCGAAATTCGGGATTTGCAGGGGCACGAAAATTTGGCCTATTGGGCCAAGGCTATGTTTTGGGCAACAATAGCTGCTAGGGGCGCTCCCCATTAGTCTCAATGTCGGCGTCAAAAAGCAATTTATCATAGGCGTTGAATATAGCATATTGGGCCGCAAGAAGCATTTAAGCCGACGTTGCGGGTGGTGGATTAGGGATAAATTCGCATAAGCAATTTTGCGTGTATTGCAGACAGCCGCAACATCTTGCGCCCTTGCCATCTAAAAGTATCAAGGCATTATTCGGCTCAAAAACGCGCCGCCCGCTGCTCCATATCTTGTATTGCGTCGGGTCTTGTAATTGGCCTATGGCGTGCTGAATTGTCATAGCTGCATAATTAGCGCAATTAAAAGCAAGGTCAACAATAAAAAACGGCGGTAAATTAAATGGCAAACGCGGGCTAGTGTTTCCCAAATTTCAAAGGGAAACCCAAGTATGTCTCGTCCTGTCCAATATGATTTTGCCCTTATCAAATACAGCAACATGGCAGCAACGCCAGTGTTTACGACGCTTTGCGGTGTGGTTGACGTAAATGTAAATCAGGTTGCCGAAACGTCAAGCACTCGCGTTCGTGATTGCGCTACCCCTAACGTGCCAGGCACGCAAAAAGTCAAAATCCTTGGCACAAGTTGGACGGCGACTAGCACTGGCCTGACAAACGCGACGATTGAAGCTGCAATTCGCACAAACCTTTTTGGCAAAAAGGTAAATTACAAAATTGAGTATTACGCTGATGATGGCACATCGGGCGGTGATTTGCTTGGCACGGATTCCGGCCTTGCAATCTTGACGGCGAACAACAAGAGCATTGCAACCGAAGGTGAATCCAGCCAAGAGTTCACTTTTGAAGGTGAAGGCGACCTAACCTACGTGGCAGCGCCATAAGGTCAAGGTCCATGGACACCGGCGTCGATCTTAAATTTGCCGATGGCGAGTATCATTTTGCATTGCTCTTGCCACAGATATTCGAACTGGAAAGAAACTGCGGTGGGCTAGATGCCGATGGTGCCCGCCGCAGTAAATCCATTTTTGAAATATATGAGGAATTGAGCGCGGGCCTTGGTTTATCGGCTGACGGTGGCGCTGTTTTTATGGGCGGTGGCAAGGCTCATGCAAAAGACATACGCGAGGCTATCCGTCTCGGCTTGATAGGCGGCGGGCAGACGCCGATAGACGCAAAGCAGTTGGTCGATGATTATTGCTTTCCGGTGCGCCCTATAGCCGAATGCTTAGGGGTTGCGTGGGCAATCGTGCGGGCAGTGATTGAGGGGGTTGAGGTTAAAAAAAAAGTGGCCGTAAGCGAAGAGGCCGACCAGAACCTCTCCCAAAAGGAAGCATAATAGCGAGCTGCGGTGTTTTGCATCTCGATTGGGAGCGAACTTCAATGAGCGCATATTTCGAGGCATTAGAAGCGCACAATGATAGCGGCGATGGCAAGAAGCCAATAAGCGAGGCCGACGCAAGGCGTTTGCGCGAGTTTAACAAAGCGCATGGGGTTGTATAATGGCTGTTGAAGTTGACCCCTTAGTTTTAGAGATTCGCGCCGACTTAAGGCAGTATCGGGCGCAGTTGCAATCCACCACGTCGCTTGTGACTTCAAGCCTTGGTCGGCAGGAAGGCTCTATCCGCAATTTGGAACGCCAGATGCAGCGTTCCAGCGGCGCTATATCAAGCTCGCTTGGCAGTATCGCGGGTGCATTGGCTGGGGCGTTTAGCGTTCAGCAAATTGGCGCATTGATTGATAACTTCACGCGGCTGCAAAATAGCTTGCGAGTTTCGGGGTTGGAAGGCCAGAACCTTGCCAATGTGCAATCGCAGTTGCTTGACCTGTCGGCGCGATATGGCGTTTCGATCAATGAACTGGCTGACCTTTACGGCAAGTCAAGTCAAGCGGCTTCGGATTTAGGTGCGTCTGAAGCGCAGCTAGTGCAAATCACCGAGGCCAGCGCACAAGCGTTGAAGATAACGGGAACCAGTGCCGTTGCAGCGCAGGGTGCATTGCTTGGCCTTACGCAGGCGCTTTCGTCTGGCACTGTTCGGGCGGAAGAGTTTAACCAGATAAACGAGGGTGGCTTGCGTCCCCTTTTGCAGGTTGCGGCTAATACCGAACGCTTTGGCGGCAGCGTAGCCAAATTGCGGGCGGCTGTTGTCGAGGGCACGGTTACAAGCAAAGAATTTTATCAAGCGATATTGAACGGAAGCGCCGAACTTGAAGGCAAAGCCAATAAAGCAACGCTAACACTGGCGGGTGCGTTCACGGCATTATCAAGCCAGTTGACCGTTTACGTGGGCGAGGCATCGGCATCTAACGGCGTAACGGCTGCGCTGGCGGCGGGCATTGGTGCGCTTGCGGACAATCTGGATAAGATAATCCCGGCACTTGCCACTATCGGCGCTGTAATTGGCGTTAGATATGTAGCGGGCCTTGTTGCAGCAACCGTAGCGTCTACGGGTCTAAAGGTTGCAAGCATTGGACTTGCGG